TTAAGCCTGCCTCGCCCGGCCTCGCCGCGCCGAGCCCGACCACGCCTCGGCGCGCCTGCCAAACCATGCCTAGCCACGCCATGGCTGCCTAGCCTTGTCACGCCGGGCCATACCACGCCTCGCCGCGCCTTGCCTGCCGAGCCTTGCCGTGTCGCGCCCAGCCTTGCCGCGCCCTACCCTGACTGCCCTGCCTAGCTCGCCCGCGCTTCCGGTAACTCGGCCGCGCGCACCTGTGCGACCTGGAACGAGGCTATGACCTCGGCTAGGTCCATGAAGCTGTGATACTTCCGCTCAAACGCCTGCATGTCGCGCTCGGCAGCGCGCAGCACCTGTTCGCGCAGCGTCTGCTGCGACATCGCATAGGCCACCGTGGTGTACTGGTGCTCGCCTTCGTCATCGGTGACCGAGACGAATGCGCGGATCGGCGCCTGTTCCGGCTGCGTTTGGTTGATGACGGTGATGCAGCCGATCAGGTGACGCGCCTGACTGATGCGGTGGGCAGCGGCGGCCTTGTCGTCGTTCCACTCGAACGCGGGATGCAGCGGCGCGTCCTCGGCAACCGACGCCTGCACGACGTCGACCGGCTTGAACATCTTGCCGCGCAGGCTGCGAATGCGGGAGATTTCCTCCCCCGCTACCTGAGCTGGCATCGGCTTCCTTGCGCCGGGCTGCCACGCGTAGGTCAGTGCTGATGCCATCAAGCCTCTCCTTCGGATGCGACGTGGAACAGACCGAACATGCCGTCGCGCTGCGGGCGCCACTCGCCGACACCAATGCCGAACCCGGCGATGTTGAACAGGTGGATGATCTGCTCCGCCGACAGCACGCCGGCGTTGAAGCGGATTGGGATCTCAACCGACCAGGGGTCGAACTGGCCACGGTAGCGGATATCGGCAGTGCCCATGCCCACACGCACCATGTCCTCGCGCATCGTCGGCTCGCCGCTGATCTTGAGCAGGTCGCCGTTGATGTGGAATGCGCCGCGTGCCTCGACTTTGGTGATGCCGTCGACGTGGCTGCACGCATCGACGGCAGCGGCCTTGAACGCGACCGAGGGGAAGCCATAGCCCCCTTCGGGGTGCTGATAGAGGCTGTTCTGGAAGTCTTGCTCCGGGTCCTTCGCAGATTTGGCCGACTTCGCCTTCTTCATCTGCTTGTCGAGCATCTCCTTCTTCGCCTTCTGCGACCAAGCATGGCAGATCAGCGGGGCATCGCCGATAAGCCGCACCTGCATCGAACGTAGGTCGAAGCGCGGAAGCTGAATTGTGCTAGACGTCGCTGCAGCCTTAGCCATGGGTTGACTCCATGCTTGAGGTTAGGCCGGCGATGGTGTTGGAGCACTCTCGTCGGCCGTTTTTATATACACCATACGCAAGACTGTACAAATAGATTGCGCGAAAATTCTCTACACTATGGCGAGATTTCCTGCGATCAGTTCGCACGATGTTCAACCAGACAGCGCATCTCTCGGATGTCCTCGGCAGAGTCACCCTCGCCACCCTGCCGCCGCCTAAGCTGACAGTCCTGGCTTACGCGACCAAGCACCGCCGCTTCGACAATGCAGGCGGCGGCTTCGTCGGCGTCTACGACCCCGCATACGTGCCCTACATCAACGAGCCGCAAGAAGTCCTGACATCCGACAAATATATGACCATGGCCATTGTCGGTCCAGGTCAGTGCGCCAAGACTACGATAGCTGAGAACTGGCTTCTATACTCTGTAGGCAGCGATCCAGGCGGTTTTCTATGGTATATGCAGACCAATGACGCCATGGAAGGTTATTGCAAGGAAAGAATAGATGATCTAATCCGCACGCATCCCGAAATGCGGGAACGGATCGGCAGTAAACCGGTCGATAACTCATTGAAGTTCAAGCGTTTTACGGCCATGTCGTGCCATTTCATGCCTGCGAACCCGTCCAGTTTCATCAACAAGCGGGCGCCGCGCATCGTCCTGGACGAGATCGACGCCTATTCGCCAAGCCTCGGCGACCCCGTGAAGCTGGCCAACATCCGGCGACAGACGTTCGGGCGCCGCTCCATGCTGATGGTGATGAGCCACCCGGATGCCGCGCGAGGCATGGACCCGGACCGCGACTGGGAAACCGGCGTCATGTCGGTGTTCAAGAGAGGCGACCGTCGCCTCTGGTGGTGGCAGTGCCCGAGCTGCGGCATGTTCTCCAGCCCGTGCCCGACCGCACGCCACCACATGACCATCGAATACGATCCCGACGCGCCGCTTGAGCAGATCCGCCGCGACGCCTTCCTGCTCTGCCCGCACAGCGGCTGCACCGTGGCCGACTCCGACCGCCGCGCCATGAACGCGACCGGCCGCTGGGTGCCCGAGGCCTGCGAGATCGACGTCGAGACCGGCGAGGTGACCGGCGAGCGACCCCAGACCGACACCGCCAGCTTCTGGATCGTCGGCGCGATGTCGCCCTTCATCATCGGCGGCATCGGCACCCTGGCCGCAAACCGCGTCTCGGCCGAGCGCACGCTCGAGCTGACTGGAGACGACAAGCCGATCCGCACCGTGATGTGCAAGGAATGGGGCTACCCCTACAGCCGCGGCCGCCAGGTCGGCCAGCTCGATGCGGTGACGCTCGCCGAGCGCTGCGACCCCGACCTGGATCTGCGCACGGTCCCGCCCGGCTGCCGATTCCTGACGGCCGGCGCCGACGTCCAGCCCGACCGCTTCGAGGTCCTGGTGCGCGGCTGGGGTGCGAAGGGCGAGAGCTGGGTGGTCGACCGCTGGAAGCGCCTGGCCGAGACCTCGACCTCGCCCGCCGACTGGGACGCCTTGATCGACGCCGTGGTGACCCGCGCCTACCCGCTCGCCGACGACGCGGCGGGCCGCACCATGTCGGTCCGCGCGTTCGGCTACGACTCCGGCGGCAAGGCAGGCGTCACGCTGCAGGCCAACGACGCGTGGAAGCGGGCCAAGGAACGCGGCCAGGTGCGCCGCTTCGGCAAGATCGAAGGGCACGAAGCCTACTCGGTGATGCCGCTCAAAGGCGCGTCCGCCGCCTCTCCCCGCCGGATCACCGTCTCCTTCCCGACCGCGAAGGGCGCCGACCGCAAAGTGGTGGTCGGCGGCACTCCGCCGCTGCTGCTGTTCGCGCCCAACCAGTTCAAGGATGACCTCGCCACCCAGCTCGCCAAGGCCGACCCCGGCGCCTGGCACGTCCATTTCCCCGAGGCGCTCAAAGACCGCCTGCCGCCGCACCGCTTCTTCGAGCAGCTCGTGTCCGAAACGCGCCGTTTCGACGGCCGCTGGGAGAAGCCACACCAGGGCGTGCGCAACGAGGCGCTCGACCTGATGGTGATGACCCATGTCATGGCGGCGCTGCTCGGCTTGCACCGCGTCAAATGGGATCGCCCGCCACCTTGGGCCTCGGATTGGGACCGAAACCCAATGGTAAAGCCGGCAGAGCCAGTAAGTTCTATTCCGGAGGCCGCAAAACTCCTCGAAAGGGTCGAAATGGCCCCCGAAGTGCGCCCATCCGTGACTGTCGCCACGAAGACAGCCGGAAAGAGCATTGGCGCACGATATGCCGCCCTGAACGCAGGCAAGTAGGAAAAACACCTATTCTGCCCGATATTTAAGCATTATTAGGATTCTGACGGCATAAATCGCGCCTCACTAGCCCGGAACCGTCCCGCTATCCTCTGCCCATGAGCGGCAGCACCTCGATCCCACCCGCGACAGCGGCGCAGGACCCCCTGGCGCTGCTCCAGGCTCAGCTCGCGCAGCTCGTGGAAGCCCGCCGGCAGATCGTCAGTGGGATCAAGCCGGCCGTGGTGCTCTACTCGCAGGGCGACGGCACCAAGAGCGTGACCTACGCCCGCGGCAACCTGACCTACCTCGACAACGACATCGCCAGCCTCAAGCGCCAGATCAGCGGCATCAACCCGCGCCGCGCGCTGGGATTCAACTTCGGGCGCCGCCGGCCATGCTGGGGCCGCTACAGCCAGTGGTAGCCGCCACCCTCAAGCCGAGCGTGACCATCTTCGGGCCCGACGGCTACGTGGTGCCGCCGCGCGACATCGCGCGCACCCGGGCGCGTGCGCTGATGGGCGAGAGCGGCGTGCCCTACGACGCCGCGGACTACCGCTCGCGCGAGCTGGGCGGCTGGAACGCCTGGCTGGGCTCGCCGGACCAGGAGACCACGCCTTACCGCGACACCGTGGTCGCCCGCTCGCGCGACATGGTGCGCAACGATGGCTGGGCATCGGGCGCGGTCACCACGATCCTGGACAACGTGGTCGGCTCCGACCTGCGGCTGGTCAGCAAGCCCAACCATAAGTGGCTGAAATACAACACGAACAGCGCCTTCGACCACGTCTGGGCCGATGAGTTCGGCAAGGCGGTGGAGGCGAACTGGCAGGCCTACGCCGACGATGCCGGCAAGTGGTGCGACTTCAGCCGCAACAACACGATGGGCCAGATTTTCCGCCTGGCCTACCGGCAGAAGCTGATCGACGGCGAGTCGCTGGTGGTGATGCAGTACGACCCGGAGCGGCGCGGCTCGGGACGCGGCCTCTACAGCACCTGCGTCGCGCTGATGGACGCGGACCAGCTCAGCAACCCGATGACGATTCCCAACGAGCTGAATCTGCGCGGCGGGGTGGAGATCGACGCCCGGGGCGCCGCGGTCGCCTACCACATTCGCCGTGCGCACCCGGGCGAGTGGTACGACGGTGCCAAGGCCTACATCTGGGACCGCTTCGAGCGCGAGACCGAGTATGGCCGGCCCGTCGTCATCCACGATTTCGACCAGGACCGGCCCGGCCAGCACCGCCCGGTCGGCGGCATCTTCACTCCGGTGATCACTCGCCTGAAAATGCTGATCAAATACGACGGCGTTGAGCTGGAGAACGCGATCGTCAACGCGATCTTTGGCGCCTACATCACCAGCCCCGCCGACCCGGACACCCTGCAAGGCGCGTTCACCGAGGACCAGCAAAGCCCTTACCAGGAACAGCGCCTCGAGTACCACGAGCACAACCGGATCGACCTCGGCGGTCGCGTGATGCCGACCCTGTTCCCCGGCGAGTCGATCAACGCCATCTCCGTCAACCGACCAGGCGCTGCCTTCGAGGCGTTCCAGGCCACGATGCTGCGCAGCATCGCCGCCGCCATGAACATCTCCTACGAGCAGCTGACCCGCGACTACAGCCGCGTGAACTACAGCTCCGCGCGCGCCTCGGCGCTGGAGACCTGGAAGACGATGCTGCGCCGCCGGCGCGACTTCACGGCGGGCACCTGCGCCCAGATCGCCGGCTGCGTCATCGAGGAGATGTTCGAGAGCAACAACCTGCCGCTCCCGGCCGGCGCCCCCGATTTCATGGACGCCCGCACCGCCTACGCCTCCTGCAGCTGGAACGGCCCGGCGCGCGGCTGGATTGATCCGGTGAAGGAGCGCCAGGGTGCGCTGATGAGCCTCGACGGCGGCATGTCGACGCTCGAGCAGGAAGCCGCTGAACAGGGCCTGCGCTGGGAGGACAACCTGGAGCAACGCGCCGTCGAGCAGGCCCGCGCCACCGAACTTTGCTTGAAACCGCTCGGCTGGATGGTCGACCCGAACGCCCAGGACGCCTCGCTGAAGCCCGAAAAGCCGTTGGAGCAGTAGCCGTGGCCGCCAGCTTCCTCGACCAGCTGCTTGCAGCGCTTCAGGCCGCCAGCAAGCCCGTGCAGCCTGCGGCCGCACCGCCTGCGCCCGTGCCGCTTCCTGCCGCCGCTACGGCCCCGCCCGTAGGCCCTGACCTCCTCGTGTTGGAACGCCGTATCGAGGCGCTCGAGGCCTCGCAGGGCCGGATCATCGTCCACTTGATGCAGTCCGGCATCCCGCTCGGCGCGGCGTTCGGGCCTACCCCGCTGCCGCCCGCCTGATCCCGCAAGCAAGGGCCCGAACGTGAAATCAGTCGTCTTTCCGCAAAACGAGCGTGTGACCGGCCCCGGTTTCGACGCCCTGGTCACCGCCGGCGTGCCGGTGTCGGCACCTGACGCGCTGGCGGACCTCTACGTCGCCGCCGGCCTGGCGAGCTACGCGCCCGGCAGCTCGGCCACCAGCGGCGGCAGCGCGCCCGCGCCGGTCGCAGTCTCCGCCTCGCCCGACGTCGCCGCAGAAGCCTCGCGCGCCGAAGCCGCCGAGGCCTCGCTGCTGACCAAGATCGCCGCGGTGGTGTCCACCTCTTCCTCGACCATCGGCACCATCACGCCAACCGGGACCGGCCAGGCGGGCGCCGCGCTGCTGTCCTACGCGATCAACGTCATCCTGACCGTGCCACCCGGAACCGCCGTCGAGCTTCCGCCACCGCCGGAGCAGCTCGTCGTGGTCATCAACAAAGACCCGGCCAACGCCCTGCCCGTCTACCCCTCGGCAGCCGCGCAGATCGACGTGGCCGGGATCAACCTGCCGGTCCAGATCCTGCCGGGCAGCACGGCGATCTTCTCCTCGACCTCCCCCACCCAGGAATACTCGGAGTGACCCCCATGCGCGCTTTCCTTCCCCTGTCTGCGGCTCTCCTCGCCCTGATGTACGCCGGTGCCGCGCTCGCCGCCCCACCAAGCACCGTCGGTGGCACGCCCGCCGGCGCCATCGCGGCCGAGACCAGCCGCGCGACGGCTGCCGAAACTGCCGCCGCCAACACCGCGGCTGCCGCCAACACTGCAGCCAGCAATGCTGCGGCGAGCGCCGCCGCCCTTGCGCCGGCGCCGGCCTCGGTTGTCGCCGCCGGCACCACCCAGGCGACCGCGACCGTCATCACCACGCCGGCCACCATCGTGACCAGCGCGCCCACCGGCACCGGTCTGATCCTGACCGCCACCGTGCTCCAGCAGCGCATCTACAACCGCGACCCGGCCAATCCGGTGCTGATCTACCCGCAGGTCGGCGCCGCGATCGAGGGCCAGGGCGTCAACCTGCCGGTCCAGATCCTCTCCGGCAGCGACAGCCTCTGCACCCAGCGCGGCTCCGCCGCGATCGTCTGCGGGAACTGAGCCATGAAGCGCGCCCTCTACGCATCCACATTGCTCGCGACGTGCTGCGTATGGGGCGCCTCGCTTGCTGCGCAGCCCCCCATCGTCGGCGCACCAACCCCGGCCGCGCTAAGCGCCGAGGCGACGGCTCGCGCCGCCGAAACCGCTCGCGCCAAGGCAGCCGAGGCAGTGGCGCAGCGCTATCAGACCGCGGTGACCGCCCGCGCGCCGGGCTTTGCCGATGACGCTGCCCATGGCTACCCGGCAGGCTCGCTGTGGGTGTTCGGCGGGATCACTTACATCAACCAGATCGCCACCAACAACGCGGCGCAGTGGCTTCCCGTGCCGACGCCGATCCTGCCGCTCGACCAGATCGGGCTGCACATCAACACCCTGGTCCTGTCCGCCGCCGGCTCTGGCTACGCCGTGGGCGAGGTGGCGACGCTGACTGGCGGCGCGACGGCGACAGTCGCCACCATCACGGGCAGCGGTAGCACAGGCCCAATCGGCACGGTGACGCTGACCAGTCCGGCCTATCACGGCTGCGCCAATACCAACGCCGGCGGCCTGGCGCAGCAGTCCTCCAGCGCGGCCGGCAACGGCGCCACCTTCACAGCCACGTTCTTGGGTCCCTACGCGGTCGGCTCGCGCCTGTTGACCCGGTGTTACACCGCGAACAAGGCGCTGGACCTGCAGTTCGGGAACACAGTGGCGACGGTGGGCTTCGCGGCCTCTGGGCTGATCGACTACACCGCGATCGACCAGCTGTTCGCCGGCGTGCGACCGGCGATCGTCACGGCCTATGACCAGGGAATCAATGGGGTCAACGGCATCGAGCCGGTGGCGAAGGGCGGGACGATCTCGCCCTTACGCGCACCGCATGGCATCCGCTCGCTGGTGATGGACGGGGATATCAACGGTCCGCTGGACAGCGGCGCCTTTGTCAACTTCAACGGCGGCTCGGTCACGGCCCTCGACTTCCCGGCGAGCTTGGCTGTGAACAACCAAGCCAATACCCTGATCTGGGCGGGTGGGGTGCAAAGCGCCGATCACCCCACGGGCATCATCAACGTGGGCGGGCAGAGCGGCCCGAGCAGCAACCTCGGCCAGAAGAACGGCTCGGGCACACCGAACATCTATGCGGCGGCCGGCGGCAGCTCGGCGGTCCTGTGCCCCGGGATGCCCTACGACCGGGACAACATCGCCATCGTGGTGAACAACTCTGCCGGGACGCAGTGCACCTTGAACGGCGTGTCCTCCGCAGTGGGCGGCGGGGTGCCGGCGTCGGGCACCGTCAGCACGGCGAACATGGGCTACGGCTACCAGGGCGTCGGCTATGCCTACGTGGACTACGACCTGATGGCCGTCGTCCCGTGGGCGATGTCAGCAGCGGAGGTGGCGGCGGCCAACGCCTCGATCGCCAACACCTTCGCGATCCCGCAGCAGATACGCAGCATCGTTATTGTGGACGGGGACAGCGACACCGACGGCCACGGCTCGCCCGCTCAGCACGAATGGGCGCGTACGCTGATGGAGCAGCTCAACCGACCCGACATCCAGCTGCTCGACACAGCTTTTTTTGGCTCGACCATGGGCGGCGCTGCGGCCAATGGGGCTCCGGGCTCGCGCACTGGCGAGCAGCCGCTGAACGTCCTGCCCGCGCTCGACCAGGCGTATGCAGCTGGTGCCGCGAACCAGTGGGTGGTGGTTGGCCCGATGGGCTACAACGACCTGAACCGCGGCGACAGCTTGGTCACCGTCGAAGCGGCCTACACCAGCTACTGCGACGCGGTGCATGCGCACCACGGCCTGTGCGCACTTCTGGTGGTGCCGAACCGGGCCAACCAGACCGGTGGCATCTTCACGAGCCTCGCGACGCTCAACGCCTGGATCATGGCCAGCACGGCGACCGCGGGTGCGCACGCCGACCTGCCGATCCTCTCGCCCGGCTGTCCGGCCTCGCTGGTGTGCCAGCAGAGCGACGGCGTGCACGAGACGCAGATCAACGGCTGGGGGCAGGCACAGAGCGTCGCGGCGGCGCTCGCGCCCTTGCTGAACTGAGAACCCCATGATCTCCGCCTCTCAGGTCGCGACTCGGCTTCTTTCCAACCCCCTCGCGATCGAGCGCGTCCGCGCCGAGATCCTGGTCCGCGCCTTCCTGCGCGACGAAGCCCCCAAGGCGATCGTGGGCATCGACATGGATGCGGACGCGCCCGACGCTTGGCTGCCCTACGACGTGGTCTCCGGCGTCGCTGTCATCCAAATTCGCGGGATGCTGCTGCAAGAGACCGGGATGTCCCGCGCGTTCTGGGGCGTGACCGGCTACGACACCATCGCCAACGCCTTGACGCAGGCTCTGGCCGACCCGCACGTGGCCGGGATCGCGCTCGACATCGACAGTCCCGGCGGCGAGGTCGCGGGCTGCTTCGACCTGGTGGATGCGATCCACGCCGCGCGCGCCACGAAGCCCATCACCGCGATCCTGAACGAGGCCGCCTATTCC